GATCAATGCGATCAGTCCTAATATTGCTTCCATTTCTTATCTATTATATAATAATGTGTAACTTCTCATTAATAGTCATCGTCTGCCACGTCTTCTGCATCGTCGAGTCCCAGGTTTTCTGGGTCTTCGAAGGTTGTACGGTAGCTTTCCTCGGTGAGCTTGTCGTCATCAAATGCATCATCATCCTCATCAGGATCATTGTAGTGGTCCTCAATCTCTGGTGCATCGTCGTCCTCCTCCTCATCTGGGTCGAGCAGATCCTTGCGGTCCATCTCGTCCTCATCCAGGAATCTCATGCGAATCTTCTCCTGCTTTGGCTTCTCCTTGGCAAAGATAGCCTCTACCCATGTACCCTTTGGCACGATGAGCACCTCGTAGTCGTCAGCGAGTTTCTTCTCGTAGAGACCACCCGGTTTCTTCAAGCGATCCTTTGGAAGGGTAGTGGTGCTGATGTCGAAACCGCTTTCAATGATATCCTTGATACTCTGAGAAAGACTGTCCCAGCCACCACCGAAGTTGCGCTCCAGCACTTCGATGAGCTTAGTAGCGGTAACGTGACCGATGTTCTCGTAGGTGAGGTCGGTAACGCGCATGATAGGGCGCTTCTTGATGGCAAACTTCTCGTTCTTGTCGTCGATGCGGAGGGTGCCGATCTTGAAACCGCGGTCAGTCAACTTGTCGATCACTTCCGAGCGATCCACCTTTACCTGCTCAACCTCGAATGCACTGCGGATGATATCGAGGTATCTGCGCTGGTTGTCCTTCAGGTCGTTGTCTTTCTCTGCAGCTTCCCAAAGGCGGAAAACGTCGTTTTCCTGGATATCCCAAACACTGCTCTTTGACAATGTTTTGAGGGTGATATTCTTTTCTTGTTTCATCTTTATAAATGTTTTGAATGCAAAATTAAATACTTCTTTTTATATATCCAAATTTTCAGCCCGTTTTTTTCGCATTTCCATGATTTTTTTTCTTTTATCCCGAAAACTGATACAGGTTTCATTTTTTTTCATTATCTTTGCAGCTAAAAATACAGAAGTAAAAAGAATAAAAGAATAAAAGAATAAAAGAATGAGTGAACCGCTAATCTCGACTGTTTTTTGCTAAGTTCTTGATATTTCAAGAGATAGTGGGAAGTTATTGAAATTAGAGGGTTTTTGGGGTATGAAAAACGCTTCGTTCGACACGTTTAATGTGCTAAAATGGGGCGAAAGTTTATAAATAGTTTATAGTTTTTAGTGGCATGGCAACATTTAAAGTAGTAGTACAGCATCAACGTTCAGATGGACTTTATGTAGTCTATATCCGTTTAACGCATAAACGTAGAGTTATCAACATCAAGACTGACAAGATGGTGAACAGTAAAGGTGTGGTTGCTGGTAAGCATGACGTAAAAGATCCATTTGTTCTAAACTCCTGCATGGTGACAATAACTAAGTGGGTAGATTTACTTAATAGATATGATATAGCTAATTTGACGGTGGAGCAGGTTAGAGATCTTCTTTTAACCTCAGGTGATGATCTTTGCTTTTCTGATTTTGCAAGAGAGTATATAGATAAAATATCTAATACACATCAACCAAGAACTATAGAATTAAACAAAGCATCTCTTGTTGCTCTAGAGAAGTTTGCCGGAACAAACAGAATATTGTTTTCGCAGATGACTACGAGTTTCGTACAGTCGTGGATAGATTCACTGTCTCATTTCAAACGAGTGAAAGAGACTTATCCTGTGACTATAAAGACCATATTTAAGGCTGGTCTTCTTAAATATAATGATTATGATAATGACATCATACGTATTAAGGTGAATCCATGGGTAAAGGTGAAGATCCCTAAGCATGATGCTCCGGAAAAGAAAGCTATTACGATGGAGGAATGCAGGAAGTTTTTTGCTCTCAATGTGACTCAGAAGTCTAGAAAGATGGCGCAGGACATTTGTAAGATGACGCTTTGCTTAGCTGGTATTAATGGTGTTGATTTATATAGAATGAAGAAATCGGCCTATTACGATGGTATCTTACATTATGAACGTGCTAAGACTAGAACAAGAAGAGAAGATAAGGCGTATATTGAAATCAGAGTTCCTGATATGTTGATTCCTACGTTTGAGAAATATCTTAGTGATGAAAAGGATGAATATCTTTTCAAGTTTCACAAGATGTTTCATGATGATAGAAATTTTGTTGCAAGCCAGAGTCACGAGATTCGTTTGATCTGTCTTACTTATCTTGGAATGAATAAAAATGATAAAACTTATTCTACTTACACTTTTAGACATACTTGGGCTACTATTGCTCAAAATGATCTTGGTGTGAGCTACGATGATGTGGCTTTTGGATTGAACCATGTAAATAGGCATAAAGTTACTATGGGGTATGTTAAGCCTGATTTTTCCAGAATATGGGAGATAAATGAGAAAATTGTAGAAAAAGTATTTTTTACAAACGACAAGAGTAAACGCTTGATAGAGCATCATGCTCCGGTGTTTGAGAAGGTGGAGGAGACGTTTGAACTTTCTGCTGATGCTTACTTCATGGGTGAGGTGGTTGGTCATGTGGATGGCAAGGGCTACCGGAATACGGATGAGGTTATCCAGCAACTGATGGATAATATCAATGATACTGTGCCTAAGAACTGTACTATACAGATTAAGGTGAAGAACGTGACCAAGAACCAGACTAAGTACTTTGAACGAATGCGTGACATAAAATAGGGCGTTTTTGGTTAAAACTGATTAAATTATGACTAATAAGGGTTAAAATCTAACGGTTTTACCCATTTTCCTGACAGAGGGCAGTCTTCTCTAAAGTAGTGAAAATTTTAGAGAAGACTGCCCTATTTGCGTTTTAGCCATTATTAACAATTTTGAGATTCTTGATGTTGAAGGTGGTTTCCTGTTTTTCAAAGTCTTCTTCGAGTTTGTTGAAGACTTCCTCAACAGAGAGGTTTCTGGTTTCATCACTATTGAATGAAGCCGACTGCAATTTTGGAGCGGCATAGGGCAGGAACTTGGCCACCATCGCCAAACGTCCAGCTGGCTCATCTATATCATATAGATCTTTTTCCAGGGAATAACCTTTTTCGTTTGTGCCATTGAGATAGCCCACAATGGCATCACGGAGGCTTTCTCGGACGCTTTTTGTAACCTTGTTGGGGGATCCAGCCTTTCGTCCTCCAGTCTTTTTTCTTTTGACCTTTGGTTTGGATTCATTATTATCTTTCTGTACTGCCATATTTCCTTATTTTTTAATGTTACTGATAGTTTTCGATTGCAAATATAGCGAAAAAATGGATAAGTAGGTGCACGACTTGCGCAATTTATCAAAAACCTTAGCGAAAAACGCATTACTTTTACACAGTTTAAACATTAAATTCGAATTTTATGGGACTTATAGGAAAAATTGCTGGTGTAGCAACTTCTGCTTTTGGAGGTGCTTTGGCAGCTAAAGCGAGGAACAAAGGATATGATGATTATATCCAGATGTTCAATGACCGTATGCAGCAGGTGAAGGATCACCGGGACAACTTGTATTACCAGGATCCTACGCAGACAGCGGAGAATCAGGTGGCCGTGACCAATGCCCAAAAGGTGTTGGATAATGCCACGCAGACTGCTAAGAACACGAATATTGTGACTGGTGGTTCTGAGGAAGCAGTGGCTTTGAGCAAGCAGGCTGCCCAGGAACAGGTGGGTAAGATGATGCAGGAAGCTGCCGTACAAGGTGCGCAGACCAAAGATAATGTTTGGAATACGGCTGATTCCCAGGTTAACGCTATGACCAACTACATAGCTACTGCCAAAAAGGAGAAGGCACTTTCTACTGCCCAAGATATCACGAAAGCGACCAATGGTTTGGTTGGAGCTGCAAGTGAATTACCTATTTAAGAAAGGAGGATGTTATGGGATTTACATTAGATGATTTAACTCCTAAGCGTCCGGCTACTGCCGTTACTCCTGTTACTGATTTCCCTGATGATAATGTGGTGAAGCCGAAGGTTGCAGCACCAGTTCAGACAACTGATGCAGAACCGGGAAAGGGTACAGCCATAGATACGAACGGTATTACTGGGAATGGTGGCAAGGAATCTTTTGCCCAGCAGCCAACCGAGGAAGTTACCAAGGTGGAGCCTAACCAGGGAATCAAGATAGATTGGAGCAAACCTTATAGCGAGATAGAACAGAATCCAATCTTGCGCCAGATGAAGCCTTATGACATTATGAGAGATTACCAGAATAATGGTGATGGAAACTGGTCTGTCTTCATGCCATGGCTCAAGACTCTGGGTGATGGAGATAAAACCGTAGCTGCCAATGAAGCCTTGAAGAAGAAAGCGGAGAGGCAGGCCAAGATGGAGCAATGGGGCAACTTTTTGATGCACCTGGGCAACTTCTTTGGCACGACACAAGGTGCGCCATCGCAGCAGATTGAATCAGCGCAAGAACTTACAGATCGCCAGCGTAAGATTAGAGAGAGTACTGATGCTCTTCGTGAAAAGGGATATGACCAGATGATGGTGAATATCTTCAAGGAACGACAAGCCAAGCAGGCGCAGATGCAGGCTGAGGCTGAGGTTAGGGCAAATGAGGCACTGGCTGCTTATCGTGGAGCGCAGAAGAATCAGGAGGAGGCTCTTACTCCTGTTAAGGTTAAGACGGAGCAGGAAAGAGGTAATGCCGCTGCTGCTGCCGCTGCCCTAAGTACTTCGAAGAAGGAAACTGAGGATGCGTTGAGAGGCAAGAAAGGAAAATTGCTTGATGCTCAAACTAACAATGCCAATGCCGGAGCTGCTGATCACAACGCTAGTATAAGGGTGAAGGGTGCGCAGGTGGAGCATATTCATACGCAGACTGAGGGACAGAGGCAGAAGAATGCGAACCAGAAGGAGGCGGATGATTTCAACACCAGGTATGTGAACGACCCTACTTTTAAAAAGCATGTGAATGAATGGGCTAGACATAATCATTTGGCTGTTGGTGACAATGAGGAAGGCAGTGGCGGAACCTGGGCTAACGAGAAGAACAGACAGCAGGCTGCTGCTTATGCCAGGGCTAAGATGAAGCATGACCGGACTCCTCCTTCCAGAAGGGGAAATGGTGGAAGCAAGGTTCCTCCTTCACGCAGAGGTGGTGGCAGTAAGGTTCCACCATCGAGAAGAAAGTAATAATCATTAAATAATCAAGATATGTTTGACGAACGAGACAGAAAGTATTTCTATGATGAGTTCAAGAACAATGGCTACGAGGTAGGTAGCTATGATGACTTTAAAAATGACTTGAACAACAAGGAAGATCGTGACTGGTACTACAATGAGGCAAAGAACATGGGGTATGATGTGGGAACACAGGCAGACTTTGACAAGATGGTGATGGAGCCAGCTGCATCTGCTTCTAGTGATAGTAAGCAGGTGGCTGCTTCTGCTACGCCTCAGAGTGCAGGGCAGGGTGCTTCTGCAGAAGGTAAGCAGCAGGTGGCTAAGCCTGTGGCGCAATCTGTAGCGAAGCCAGCAGCTGAAAAGCCAAAGGAAGATAACAGATCGTGGCTTACGAAATGGATGACTGGTACTTTGCCGGAGGAAGAGGAGCAGGAAACTGCTGATAAGGAGCCTGGGCTTATAGCTAAGGCATTGAATATGTTTCCTACTGGTGTTCAGACCAGCAACGGAACATATCAGCCAGCACCAGCGGTTCCTCAGCCTACAGTAAAGGGTGAGGAAATGCCTGTTGAGGTGGAAACAACTCCTTCTTCGGCAAATGTGGCTTCTCCTGAATCTAAAGAGGAGGTTCCTGCATCTGCTGCAGTGGTGAATAATGAGGGCTTGATGGATGCCAAACTTGCCAACTATATTGAGAACTGGAAGCAGAGACCGGATAAGGAGGGCGATTACTTTGAGAATATGGTTGCCGACTTGTTGGCTGATGGTACTGCCAATAGTAATGAGGAAGCAGTGGGCATGGTGAAGTCTGCTCTTGGCAGATATGCTAACCGATCTGCTATGGACGTTACCAACCAGGTGGTATCTTCTTTGCCTGATGATACTGTGCAGGATGCTGAGAAGAGTATTGAAGCGCAATGGTATAGCCATGGCGTGCAGGATAAGTTGAAGCAGGAGGCGGATAACATGGGTATCAGCTATGATGACTATGTGGGACAGTTCCTGAAACCAGCCATGGTACAGAGTTTGGTTAACAAGTATGGTCCGAACTATCGTGACATCGCTGAGGGTATTGCTACACGCCTCTATTCGCATGATGAGCATGTGCAGGACAGACTGATGAATCAGGACATCAATGATGCTTTTACTAGCGTTATCAATAAGTATGTGAATCCATCTGTAGTGGATGAGTACAACAAGGCTCAGGAGGCAGGCAGTAAGGCATTTACGGAGGGAATGGAAGGAAGCCAGTTTATTCCGGCCAATCTCAGACTGGGTACAGCTCTGGGTGCTCAGTATGAGGCAAACGAGGCTAAGGATCCTGCAAAGGTGCTCTCTGGTTTGCAGAAGAAGTTTGGCAAGCTCTACCGGAATCCGGAGTTCCTGAATGATATGAGCAATGCGGCATTTAAGGTGATGCAGCGATATGGCTTGAATGGCACTCTGGGTAGTGATCCTAAGCAGTTCAAGCCGATGATCAACTCTGTTCTTAAGAATGAATTGGACCAGCTGGAGATTAAGGGTATGATGCCTAAGGGTAGTGCTGAGTACATCATGAAGACTGGTTTGGGTAACACTATTGTGGGTAAGATTACTCGCAAGGCAGTTCAGACGGACTATCAGAACTGGCTGGAGGATATGGCTAATCAGCAGTATCAGCCGGGCTTCTGGGAGAACGTGGCTAGTGGTGCGCTTACTTTTGCTGGTGATGCCTGGAGTTATTGGTTGCCGGGAGCCGCAGGTGGCAAGTTGACCAAGAGCATGATTGCCAAGGCTGAGGGTAAACTGGCTGGTGACTTGATGGCTAAGGGTATGGAGCGCAGGGTGGCTGAGCGGGCTGCCAAGGTGCTTATCGGCAAGAGTAAGGACGTGGCTTTGAAGAACGGTGCAGTGCATGGTGCTGTTACCTTTGGCGGTCAATCGGCTATCTCGAAACCTATTGATGAGGTTTATCGCACTGGTCAGTTTGATGAGAATGGCAAGGTTTACAATCCTTCTGTGGGTAAGATTATTGCTGATACTCTGGGCGAGGTGACTAAACAGAGTGCCGTAGGTGCCATTATGCAGGGTGGAACCATCGCTAATATGATAGGCAAGGGCAGAGGTTTGGCTACCAATATTCTGGCTGATGTTGGTGGAAAGGTTGTGGATTCCGGTATTATGACCGGTCAGCAGATTCTGGAGCGCATGGCGCAGGATCCAAACTTCAAGCCTACTGGCAAGGATGCAGCCGAGAGCTTCTTGGAGAGCATGGCGAACCTTACTGCCATTGGTTTGCCGGGCATGGTGGGCAAGTATGCTCGATTCAAGGATGCGAGGGAGTTTAACAAGAAGTTTGATTTCACGGATCAGGATATTGCCGAGTTGAAGCGATTCGGCTATGAGGATCTTCGTGATGCCTTTGAGAAGGTGGGCATCGGGGAGTATGCCGTGGCGGGTGAAAATGCCCAGCGACTTGATGGGCAGCTTACCCAGAAGTATATGAACCTGATGAACGACAAGAGTGTGCCGGAGGTGTTGAAGGCTAAGATGATGGCTGTGGTGGAAGGCAAGCGACCTTCTTCTTTCTCGCCTGTGGTTGATTCTATCATCGTTCAGCCGATGGATCATGACGGAAAGGTGTATCTCGAAACCTTGAATAAGGATGGCGGTATCATTGACAGAAAGGAGTTTTCTTCTCTTGATGAGGCTCAGAAGGCGGACAAGAAGCTGGAGTATGAGAAGACTCTTGGCTTGGCTTCTGTGCTGGAAGGTGAATTTCATAATGAGTTTACCCAGGAGCATCTTGATGGCTTGTACAACAAGGCAGCTCAGAAATATAACATGGGTGAGAAATTGACGGATGAGGATAAGGCAGCGGTTTATCTTCATCAGAATGCTGGTGCCATCAAGGACATCATGGATAAGCAGCAGAAGGGTATTGTTCTTACTGAGGAGGAGCAGAAGCAGGTTAATGCTTATCGCCATTATTATGACAGTGCTTTGGAGAACAGTTCTGTGATGAGGGAGTTTGTGAATACCTTTGAGGATTCCCATGGCGTGGCTCGTGGTACACTGAGAAAGGCTTTGGAATCGAAAGATAAGAAGTATGCGCCATTGGTGGATTCTTATCTTAAAGAACTTTATAACTCTATCGAGCTGAAACGTGAAATGAAGCAGACGATGGATGATCTCTATAATACTGCCCATGGAAATGAGCAGAAGAGGATTGAAAGTGAAAACCCTGTATCTCCTGTTGAGGGTTCTGCTGAGGGGGCTGCTGGTGGTCTGGAGCCTCCAGTTTCAGAGGGACCTGCTCCGTATCAAGACCGTACCAATTCCGTATCAACTCCGAGTGATGCAGAGGTTGCTGCAAACCCTGCAAACGTTGCAAGCTCTGCTGCTGGGGGTGCAGGAAATGAGACTAAGGTTGCAAGTTCGGAGAATAAGGTTGCAAGCTCTGATGCTTTTATTATGGGGCAGGAAGCCTATAAGAATGGGGATTCTGCGGCTTTGCAGGCTATCGACTATAATAGCGATTTGGCTACCGGGCGTTTGAAGAGAGCGTTTAAGGATAGCGATAATATGTTTGATTTGGTGACTAAGGTGTATAATGAAGGCAGAGATATGGAGCAGTTTTTGGCTCAGCGTGCGAGTCTTCTTACTTCTGCCCAGAAAGAGGCAATCAGCAAGTATGTGGAGGCTATGGATGCCAAGAAGGGTGCTATTGATGCTCTGCAGCATGCTGATGATGGCTATGATGAGGCGTTGAAGCAGCAGCTCTGGCCATACCAGACGGAAGACGGAAATATCGTGCCTGCTACTCTTACAAGCGGTAGGCAGGTGTTCTTGAAGAAGGCTAACGAATATGGTGGCGGCTTTGTTGTTGTGCCTGATGAGCAGGGACAGCCTACTATTAAGCAGGTATCAGATGCCGAGATTAAAGAGGTGGGCACTCCTGTTCCGCTTGATGAATACATCGAGAGTTCCTTGGCTCAGCAGAAGGAAGCGAGAGCACAGCAGTTTATCAGCCAGTTTGATGGCAGCGGCTTGAAACCGAATGACCGGGTGACAGTTGCCATGGAGGAAGGTGATGAGAATATTGACATGACCTTTGCCGGATATAGCGAGGACGGAAAGATTGTGCTTACTGATGGTAAGGACAATATCGCCCTTTCTAAGGAGGAATTTGATACCTGGCGCGCGAATGCACTCAATAATACCATTAATGAGCGTTTGAATCGTGAGGATGAAGAGCGTGAATTGGCTGAAATGAAGAAGGCTGAGGCTGAAAAGCAGGAGCGATATAAGAAGGGCATCTTTGGTTATGCAGCTGGGCAGCCAGACTATTCTGATGCACAGACGGACCCTAAGGTGGCAGCAGAGTATCTGCAAGAAACTGCCGGGGATGACCGCAAGGCTCTTTTTGCTAATATTGTTGCCGAGAAGCAGGCTTTGCAGAAGCGTATCAGCCAGCTAAGAGAGCATATTGCAAGTAATGAGGAATGGCTATCCATTAATGCAGATCTGGACCCGAAGAATGCTGAGACCAGAACTTTGGCTAATAAGCAGATGGAGGGACAGATTGCAGACCTACAGGCTCGTTTCGACAACTGGAATAAGATTCGTTCTGCCGTGATGACTCCTGAGGAGGCTCAGGCTATCAAGGCAGACCGCACCCAGAAGATTGCCGATGCTGGTGTGAATGAAGGTGACGTTGCTCCTATGGAGGGACGCGAGGTTGCCGTGCTTAGTGATGAGGAATTGAAGAAGCAATATCCTACTATGGATGAGGCTAGTGACTTTATTGCCTCAGAGCGTAAGCGTATCTATCGCATTCAGTCGGATGAGGTGCAGCGTGAGATTGATGGTGTTGATGAGATGCTTGATCGCTTTGTGAATGGCGAGATAGACCTGGAGCCAGAGCAGATTAAGGAGCTGAACACTACCAAGGCCCAGTTGCAGGCTAGACAGGCTAATCTTACTGAATCTGCCAAGGAGTTGAAGGCCCAGGCTGATAAGCTGAATACACTCTACCGAAAGGAGAATATGGAGGCTAGAGCCAAGGTTGTGGAGAATCTGACTCCTGCCGAGCAGCGTGCCATCAAGGTGGAGAATGCCATCAAGAATGGTAATATGAGCCAACTTAATGCTATCTATGATGAGGTGAGAGGGGCAATAGACTTCAATGACACTGAGCCTAATACTCTGGAGGAGTATGTTGCTAACAGTATTGGTCGTTTCACCTTGAACTATGAAGGCAAGGAGAAGGGTGGTGCTTTCTCTAATGGTATTCAGCAGGAGACTGGCTTGGGACGTAAGGACTTCGATAAATTGCAGATTCTTGCCAAGGAAGGTGAGGGTAAGACTGTTCCGGAGTTTGTTCATGATCTGTATGATGACATGCCTAAGAATCTTAAGCAGATGGGATATACGGATCAGGACATAAGAAGTGCTTTCCTTGATTTGATAGGTAGTGCTCAAAGCTACTCTGACATTAAGAATTATACCTTGAATAATAAGGTGACCAATGTTGAGCAGCAGATGCGAGAGGTTGAACGCCAGGAGGAAGAAATGATGGAGGAAGCTACTTCATATAGTAACATTTCTCTTCCTTTTGATTTTGAGAATGATGCGAATTTTGATTCGTCAGAGCGTGAGCAGATGGTTTACAAGGATGGTGAGTCGCTTAAGAGCTATATGGAGCGTAATGGAACTTCTAGCCCTGATAATACTCCTAGAGGTCAGCAATTAATGAAGGCTTATATTCAGCAGAAATATGCTGATAAACTGAATGACATTGACGTAGCCTTTGGCCATGGGCAGGAAACTGGGCACGATGGGGAGGTGATTGCAGAAAATGTGATGAAAATTGCTGATTCTACTGCCGATGCTGATGCTATGCTTTACTTGCTCAATACTCCTATGAAATCATCAGCTATGATAGGTTACGAACAGAGAATAGCAGAGTTAGGGAAAAAATTGAATAATAGGGACGGTGCTCATAGCGAAGCCTTTGACAAGATTGTAGAATTGGCAAAAGAGCAGAAGGAGTACTGGGACTTGATGGAGCAGGGAGAAGTAGATCCTGATGATGTGGCGGAAGTTGATGTGGCTCATGACATGGACGAACTTTTGAAGACTCTTTCTGACGAGGAGTTTAAGGAGGTTAGTGATGTTTTGAAGGGTATTGACGAGGAATTTGAGTATTTCACCGCTAATGAGTATGAGCGTAGAGAGGGCGCAAATGAGCGCAAGGAGAAGGCAGAAAATGCCAATACTTATGACGAGTCTATTAAGGAAGCATTGAAGCCTGTTTCTCCTTTTGCTATTGCCTTGAAGAGTGCCGTGGAGAGCGGTGACAAGAAAGCCATTAAGCAAGCTCAGAAGGATTTGACTGATGCCCTGATTGCAAGCGATTTGGGACATGGCTATCTTGCCGGGCAGTTGGCAGCGGGTAAGATGGTTAAGAAGAAAGATGAATTATATAAGGTGAAACGTGCAACTGTAAAGCCGATTACTGATGCGATGAATGCTATTGAGAGTGCTTTGGATTCTGCTCTGAAAGATGCCGGGCTTGATGGCGTTCATGTTGACTTTGACCAGAATGGAGATGGCTGGATTTATGCCGATAAGGATAGCCCTTGGAATAGCCGTTTGGAGGCTCTGGACAATAACTTCCGAAATATATCTCAGCGTAATGGCAAGAACCCTGTATCAGTGCTTCCGCAGATTACGCTGGATAATGTGGCAAAGGTAGCGGGTATCATCAAATCTCAGATAGAGGAAGGTGAAAAATATAATTCTGATGAGAATAGTGATGTGGATATTAAAAATGCTCCATTTGCTGACAGACTGAAAAATGCTATCGCTGAAACGGAGACTGAGCCTACTGAGGCGCAGAAAAAGGCTGGCAACTATAAGAAGGGGCATTTGACTTTTGGGGGCTATGACTTTACTGTTGAGACTCCAAAGGGAGTGACTCGCAGCGGTAAGGATGAGCAGGGCAAGCCTTGGAGCGTGACCATGCACGATAGTTACGGCTATATTCTTGGTAAGATAGGCGTGGATGGTGATCATATTGATATGTTCATCAATGATGCCGCTGACCTTGATACTTTTGATGGTAACGTTTATGTGGTTGACCAGGTGACCCCGGAGACTGGAGAGTTTGATGAGCATAAGGTTCTGTTTGGCTATCCTGATGAGGCTGCTGCTACTAAGGCTTATCTCAGTAACTACTCTAAGGGCTGGAAGGGACTTGGCAAGGTTACTTCTGTGCCTAAGGCTACCTTTGACAAGTGGCTGGAGTCTTCTGACCGCAAGACTAAGCCTTTTGCGAACTATGCCATGATTCAGCATGCGGAGGCGCAGAAGGCTAAGGAAACTGATGAGACTCTTCCTTTTGGTGCGTCCATGAGTATGGATAATTTGCCTTTCCACCGCGATGTGAAGGAGGTGAAGCCATCTGATATGACGGAGGCGCAGAAGGTGGCTTACGATGCTGTTTCTACTATGCTTAAGAAGGCTGGTATTCCGGTGAAGGTGGTTAGCAACGAGGATATGGAGAAGGTGGCTGAGGCGCAGGATAATCTGAATCTTGCCATGCTGCTGAATCAGCCTGAAATGAGATTTAAGATCAAGACTCCTGAGGAGAAGAAGGCTGCCGAGAATGCTTATAACTTTGCAAAGGATTTGCGACCGGATAAGTGGAAGCAGTATGCCGTGGTGGATATGAGCAATCCGAATAAGATGCCGGAGTACTTTGAGAAGCAGGAGCTGGCTAGAAAGGAACGTTCTTACTATAACAAGCTTATGTGGGGTAACTACAAGGTTTTCAATCTTGATAAGAGTTTTGAGGACAATGTGGCTGGGCTTACTGGCTCTTTTCCTTCGGAGTTTGACCCATATAAGATTGATGCGCAGACTAGTAAGAAGAATGAGTTGAAGAAGCAGATGAAGGAGATTGAGGATGCTTACAACTCAACCGGGCAGGAACGTAATAAGTATCAGATTCAGCTGATGAAGGAGTACATGGATGAGCATGGACTGGCTTCTGAAAACGATATTCCTGATGATGTTTGGAGTGACTTGAATGATAAGGCGCATAAGAAATATCAAGATAAACTTGATTCCTTGTTTGCGAAATATAAGGATTTGGACAGACAGTTGAAGGCTATTGTACAGCCTGGAGTGAGATTCTTGCGTACTTATCATGGTACTGGTGCTAGCTTCGATAAGTTTGATTTGTCGCATGCTTTGGAAGGTGAGGGTAGCGAGACTTTTGGACATGGTGTGTATGTTACCACCTCTAGCGAGATCGGACGTGAGTATGCTCAGAGGGCTAAGCAGAAGAAGATGGCTAACCTTTATAAGACTATTCGTTATCCTGATGGTGTGAAGGGCGATACGTTTAAGAGAAGACTCTTTGGTGAAATGGTGAATGACGTGGCTACTGGCGGTGACGTGAAAAGTGCCAAGGAATTTGCCAAGAAGCGTGTTGGTGCTGATGCTAACGATGTTGAGCGCACCCTTGAAAACTTGAAGGATAGAGAGAAGGGAACCGAGTATGAGCAGAACTTGAAGGATGGTCTTGCTAAGTATAAGGATGCCTTGAAGTGGATTGATTCTCTTGATGATGATTATCTTACCCAGGGGAATGCTACTCGATATGAGGTTGAGATACCTGATGATAATGGCAGCAACTATCTGGATTGGGAAAATCCGATGAGTGAGGAACAGATAAATGCTATACGTGATGCTTTGGCTAAGAAGGGTGTTGATGTTCCTTCTTGGGAGAAGAGAGGTTTCAAACTGGATTTACCTTTTAAAGATGTATATGCAGCAGTTCTTCCGATGATGATGCGTTATAAACCAGAGGATGTAAGTCAGTTCCTTTCTTCTGTTGGCTTTACTGGCATTAAATACCCTGCTGGCATGATTTATGGCGGTGCCAAGGAAGGTGATTACAACTATGTAATCTTTGACGAGAACAATGCCAATATCGTGGGTAATACTAAGTTTGCGCAGGGCAAGGGTGTGGTTTATGGCTATACCGATGGCAAGAAGATTGTGCTGAACCAGGAGCATCTGAATGCTAATACTCCTATTCATGAGTACCAGCATCTTTGGCGCACTGCTGCCAAGCGAATGAATCCGGAGCTTATAGCCCATGGCGATGAGTTGATTAAGCAGACTCAACTGTTTAGGGACTTGAAGGAAGACCCTAACTATAAGCATTTGAGCGATGATGAGATTTGCGATGAGGCTTTTGCTCGTTTGACTGGCGAGGACGGTGCTGCCATCTTGGAACAGATGGCGAAGGAAGCCATTAAGGAAAATCCGTTAGATACTGCTAAAGAGCTTACTATCATCAACCGATTAAAGAATTGGTTGAAGAAGTTCTGGTATTGGACTCTTGATACATTTACGAAGTGGAAGCCTGAGGACATTAAGAAAATGACCTTGGAAGATATTCGTAATCTTGTGTTGAGAGACTTGGCGAATGGGGTGGACCCACGTACTGTGCTGAACGAGAAGAAAGCTAAGAAGGATGATAAAACTCTTGCTGGAGTTCATAATATCACCGAGGAGAAGCTGAGAAAGGCTTTGAAGCTGGGTGGTTTGGCCAACCCTTCTTTGGCTGTGATAGATACAAGCAAGAGTGCTCATGATAACTTTGGAGAGATTTCCTTCATTGCTCCTTCTGCTCTTGTGGATAAGCGTACAGGCAAGACTGGTGGCACTTGGATAACTGATGCCTACACTCAGCGTTATCCTTCCGTAGAGCGAGAAATGAGCGAAAAGGGGTATCGGAAGTTTAAAGACTGGGTTGCTAGCCTTGATTACCCGAGCGGAGCTAAGGCTGAGATTGAGAGACAGGCAAAGGATGCCCTGAGCGACAATAATGCTCCTGCCTGGGAGTTGATGTACTTGAAGGAAAAGGGTATTGATATTAAGGAGTATGATTCTAATATTAATGATTATCGCTGGAAAGAGATTATCAGTGACCATCCTACTGCTGAGGATATTCTGAATAGTATGAAGACTGACCCTGAACTGAATAAAAAGGTTACAAGTCTAGCAAAGTATGCTATCATTCGACCTACAATGGACAAAATCAGTTTGGAGGTTAGAAGAAAGATATATAAAGAGACTGGTGTTAAGAAAAGCCCTATAAGTCCAATAGTAAGACAACAGACTAAGGAAATCTTTGAGCGAGACTATAAAGCATCCTTGCTTAACAAGGACGGCAGTCCAAGAAAAAAAGATGTGAAGAAGGTTGTTGAGGATATTGTGAAGGAACACAACGACACCAAGAAGTATGACTTCTATCTGTCTAAGGTGAAGGCAAGCAATTACGTCAACAAGAATGGTCTTTATGATGATTACATCAGATGGCAGGAGAACAAACTGGATGAGTTCGGAACAAAGAACCGTATCTTCCGTGGCTATAAGAATGATGGTACCCGAAAGTATGTGCCTGAGACTCTTGAAAATGTTTCAAAGGTTATGAGGGAAGAAGCAGATGGGCAGACGAATGGAAGCGAATATACCTCGTTTGGTAGCTTTATCGCCAAGTTGGCTAGTCGTGTTGATTCTACAGACGAAATGCGTGCCAACAAGGATAAGTTGTCCTCTAATAAGGATAAGGAAGAATTTTACGAGAAATGGGAGAGCGTGTATTACGACCTTGCCAAGTCTTTGTATAATGATGTGTTCTATGGCGAGCAACGTCTTCACGACATCGTATCGCAGGCAGATCCTAAGAAGTATGCCAAGAAAGAATATGGCATTACTCTGTCTTCTAGCTTCATGAAGAAACTGGATTCTCTTAGGAATGCAGTGCAGAATGATTTGAAGAGTGCCTATTTCGAGACCAAGTTTAACCGTCCTGTTCATATTAATGAATTTGTGGCTGCTGTTGTGCCTAACAATTTGGGTGAAGATGTGCGCAAGGGACTCGAAGAATCGGGGTTGTCTCTGTATGACTATGATCCGGAAAAGGAAGGTGACCGTAAGCGTGCTTTTGGTGAGGCTATCAATAGCAATAATGAAATCCGATTTCATCGAGTGACTGAGCCGGAGGAACTGGAGAGGCTGAATAAGGAGAAGACTTTCCGGATGTATAGCGGAATGCAGGAGGTGGATGGAAAGTTGTATTCGCCAATGGCTGCCATCATTGACGGAAAGCGTACTGATGCTACCGAGATTGGTGCCTGGATGGGGGCTGATGAGAGACCTGATCTTGTGAAGGGTGGAAAGTTCCAACTTGTGAAGACCGACAAGAACCCTGGAGCAGGAGAAGGGCCAGTGCGTGCTGCCTACAATCCTTATATGCATACTTCCACTTCGATGATGAACGACCAGTTTACCGGGGCTTATGCTAGAGGCAATATCAAGGTTGTGGAATGGGAGATTCCGGAGAGCGAGAAGACTAGTGGCTATCGTGCTGAGGGGGCAAAGGATGCCGTGGGACTTGTGCCTTGGCATTCGGGTTCCGTAAATGGTTTGTTGCCAAAGGATAGACAGAGAAGCGTGATGCTTTCCCGATGGAGAAAGGCGGTGAGAGTGGTTCCTGATTCTGAGGTTGCTGAGAGCATTGCTGAGCAGCTAGAGGGTACAGGGCTGGCTATTCCTTGGAACGTGGTTACTCCTAACCAGGTGAGGGAGTTGGTTAAACTGGGTGTGCCTATTACTACCGTTGAGTCTGGACAGCAGGCTCCTGAGACTAAGGAGAAGTTTATGGCTCAGATGGAGGAGTTGCGGAAGGAGTTTCCGCAGGCTCAGTTCGTGAACGTGAAAATGACCAAGGATGCTTTCAAGGAATGGGGTAAGAAGGCTCATGTGAAGGCTCGTCTCGTAGAATCATTTGAAAAAGAAAAGGCACGAATCGCGTCTGATGCCAAGGAAAAAGGCTCTTATATGCTTGCTCCTAACGGAAAGAAGAGTAAGTTGGATGCCGAACAATGGGCTACTGTGCGTACTACCAACTTCAAAAAGTGGTTTGGTGATTGGGAAAATGACCCAGAAAACGCCTCTAAGGTGGTGGATGAGAATGGTGAGCCAATGGTGGTTTATCATGGCAGAAGTGCAGACTTCAACACCTTCGAGAAGAAAGAGGGTGTTCGTTTCATCATGGGACTTGAAGACAAGGTGAAGGCTGAGGGATTTTTCTTTAGTCCAGACAGAGCGTTGGCTGAGGAGTTCGCTGGCAATGCAGCAAGGCATCGTGGTGGCAAGGCTAATGTTGTTCCTTGCTATCTGAATATAAGAAAGCCTATGGACTTGACTGGCGAGGACTACGATAGAATCTACGAAGATGTAACAGGTTGGGACTATACCGTAGGTATGGACACCCAAGATAATCTTTGGGGTATCATGGATGAGGAAGGTATGGCCGATAAGATTAAGGCAAAGGGGTATGATGGTGCTATCTTTGTGGAAGAGGTGGATGATAACTATGAGCCAACCAAGATTTCTTACTGCGCTCTTGATGCCAATCAGATTAAGTCTGCTGACAAGAATAATGGTGAGTTTTCTTCCAGGAACAATGATATTCGCTTTAGATTTGGTGAGCCTTACGATTACGAGAAATACCCTCTTGGAAGAGTTGAGCCAAATTTGGCAACCAAGGAAGTGAAGATTGTTCATACTGATGCTAATCCTGGCTTCAAGGACTATAAGGAGGCTAAGAATTGGGCTATCGGTAATATTTGCCGTACCTATACCTCTGATGAAACAGGAAACAAAGGCGAGGTTATCATCAATAAAGATGTTGTGAGCAAATATGTTTCCAAGGCAGCTAGAGATCAGAGTGATAATGATGATGTTCATTATGCAGTGTTGAAAGTCTTGCCTGATGTTATACGTGAAGGCATCGAGGCAGAAACGCATCCTAATTTTAATAAGGTGGGAAATGCGAGAAAGCCTGAATATGGTTACGACAATCATTTGCTGATTCATCGTGTTTATGGTGCAGTTGATATTGATGGCGTGGTTTATCGTGTAAAGATTACCATGAAGGAAAATATGCAAGACCGTTCTTTGCCGAACAAGCCTTATTCGTATGAGGTGACAGATATATCTACAAAAATAGAGCCATTGGAAGCTATTGATGCCCAGGTACAAGACCATGGCAGCCATTCCAACGACTCTATTTCGGGTACAAATTTACTGAAAAAAGTTGAAATGTCATACGATAAGGGCAAAAAACTTTTGGATGAGAGCGAAAAAATGGGTATTTCAATCGAAAATCAGCGAAAAATCGCTGATTCGGTGGTGAATACTGCCAACAAGCTGGGTGGTGCTGAGGCTACTGTTTATTCTTCTTTGGATGATGTGCCAGAGGAATATCGCTCAGAGGTGGAGCAGGGAGCCAAGGGATGGTACGACCCAGAGACTCATACCGTTCACGTGTATCTGCCGAACTGTGAGGATGGCAATGATGCCCAGCGAACCGTCTTCCATGAGAAGATAGGCCATGAGGGCATGGAAGTGCTTCTGGGTGGCGAAGATGAGGTGAGAAAATTCGCTAATTTCGTTTATAATTCTGTCGCAGCAAGCACTCGTGGCAAGATTCTGGAGATAGCCAATGAGTATGATCCGAACTGGAAGAAGCATGACCGCATGAATGTGGGTACGCAGGAGTATATCGCCCGACTGGCTGAGGAGGGTCCTAAGACTGCTGATGATTTTTCTCTTTGGACCAAGATTAAGCATTATCTCATTAAGGTGCTTAAGAAGCTGGGTATTCGTGTGCCGGGGCTTCTGAATGACAAGGATTTGAGATACTACCTGATGAAGGCTGGCAAGGCTCTGCATGTGTGGGATGATATGCCTGAGGCACAGCAGGAGGCCATGATGAAGCAGGCTAGCAATGCTGAAATCAAGGATTCGCTGGGTGAGGGAGCCGGAAAGGGTAAGCCTCGCCAGAAGAAGGGTGAAAGCATGATTCAGTATATGAAGCGTGTGCAGGAATGGAGGAAGTGGAAGGATGCCCGTGAGGATGAGAATGATCCGGAGCCACCGATGTTCTATGATATTGATAAGGATGAGGCTGGCAAGAAGGAATGGGAACTGCTCAACAAGGAGTGGCGTGACAGACACCATCTTGCCGGGGAGGAGCCTACTGGTATGCCTATCAGAATGAAAGGTGAGACGGATGATGCCTACATGACCCGCATTCATGATTACGAGAAGTGGAAGGATGCCATGAAGGATGAGGAAGACCCTATTCCTGATATGTTTGACTTTGAGAAGAGCAAGCAGGAGGAGGTGAAGCGCAAGTATGAGGACTGGCTGGCCAGACATGAGCTGCTGGAGCAGCAGCAGGCGGACCTGGACTTGTATGAGGGTAAGATTTATCCGGCAGAGACCAATCCGAAGGCTGATGACCTGGAGCAGCAGGTGATGCAGGACTTGGCCGAGGTGACGAGTACTGACGTGAGCAAGGAGGGTGCTGCCAAGACCGTGAAGCATGCCGTGATTCATAGACGCAAGAATATGGAGGAGGCTAGTGCGGATGATGCCATCTATATTAATGACGTGAAGAACAGAATAGAGAAGATGGCTGACAGCGGTGTGTTTGACAAGTTGCTCTCTGACTACAAGGGTAAGGCGAACCGGGCTGAGAAGCTGGCTGAGGCTATACCTTATATAATAGAGGCTCCTAGACGCTTGCGCGATATGGCACACGATTTGAACGCTACTGGTGCTTTTGACAAGGGGCATATCCATATTCAGCCGGAGGATGTGGAGGCTATACAGCCTTACGTGGCTGATTTGATTGCTGAGACTGCCAAGCAGCATAGCGAACTGAAAGACGATAAGGAAGTGGTGGTTTATGATGATCCGCTTGCCGTGGGCGAGGTGGCTAGCAAGATGGCACAGGCTATCAACAATAATCACCAGGGCGAGGAAGGTTTTGTGCCTATTGACGGTTCGGATATTATGAGCGAGCATGTATTGCCACTGGTGATGCAGCAGATAGTTCCGGACGGTATCGATTACAAGAATCTTTCGCCTGAAATGAAGGCTGCCCTTGATTCTATTCGTGACTGGTATAACTACACCTATGACTGGTTGAAGGATAACCGCACCTTGAAGGAGGACACCGGATATAGTGCGGACTACGTGAACCATATCTGGGATAAGGAGAAGAGTGACAAGCAGGCTTATGCGATGTATGTGGAGAACCGCCAGCGCACGAAAAGCCCTAACGAGAAGCCGAGAACCATCAGTACCCTGATGGAGGGTATCAGCGTGGGACTTGTGCCTAAGACTACTGATATTACGAAGATGATGGCTTACTACAGCAGAAGCAATATTGAGGCTTGGGTTAACAAGACGATGTTGCAGGAGCTGAGCGGACTGAACGTGATAGAGCGGAATGAGGATGGCGATGTGGTTTCTACTGATCCGCTGCTTTCTTCTACGCCTCCGTTTAACCTGGAGCAGTATAAGTACTTTGAGATTCCGGGCGTGGGACCTGTGTGGGTGTATAATGTATCGCCTAAGCAGGTGACGGTGAAGAATCCTATCACTGGCAAGGATAAGGTGCTTTATAGCGAGGCTAGTGCCGGGGACAGATTCGGGGTAGTGTTCGAGACTTATCAGTCTTCGCCTTTCTGGAAGGCTTTTGATACGCTTGCTTCGAGTGCGAAGAAACTGGAGCTGGGCTTTAGCGGTTTCCATGCCGGAGCCTTGACGGAGGTTTATATGGTGCAGAACATGGTGGAGTTTGGTCCTAAGATGGCCATGGCCAACTTTATGAAGTATATCTTTGTAGATACGATGAAGAATCATGAGCTGCCTTGCTTTGCCAATCCGCAGGATTTTCAGGAGGCTGCTTCGCATCTTGTGAAGTTTGGAGCGACTAATGACTATGCTGCTGCTGATGTGCAGAACATGTTTGATAATTTGCGTGATGCGATGATGAAGGTGCAGGAGAAGTTGAAGGACGGAAATGGAATTTCCGGAACGGTGGCTGTGGCTACTATGCCTTTGAAGGTGGTGACTCAGCTACTTTCGCTTGTTAATAAGGGCATGGATAGAGCCTTGTGGGATTTCCTGCATGACGGACTGAAACTTGCGACCTACCGGATGAGGGCTGACAAGACCAAGGAGCGTGCCAAGAAGAAGGGATGGACTGAGGAGGAACTGAGCCGGGCTTTGGATGAGGACGGCCAGTTTGTTAACGATATGTTTGGCGGTCAGCACTGGGATGTGTTGGGAGCCAGTCATAGAACCTTGCGCTATGCCGGACGAGTTCTTCTTTCGCCAGACTGGAATGCTTCTACCACCCGCCATTTTTTGGCATTAACCGGATATGGCTCTATATGGAATGAGGCTACGTTTGAGAACTTCAAGCAGTACTATCAGAGACTTTGGAATAAGGAGCTTACTCCGGAGGATGAGGGCAGAAGAGGCAGACAGATTTCGGCTCTGCTCTGTTATGGTATTGGATTCATGGTGTTCTATGAGGCTTTTGCGAATGGCGTTAATGCTGCCTTCCGTGCCATGGACGAGAGCCAGGAGCGCAAAAAGGCTGAGGAGATGAGGAAGACCAACCCGGACTATAAGAGCATGTATGAACTGGCTTATGGTGACGAGGGTATGAAATGGTATGACTATCTGATGCGAGGCAACAGCCTTGGCCAGCAGAGCAAGATCTTCTTGGGCAGATATGCGGATGGTACGGAAATGTATATCAGACATGGCAAGCAGTTTAGGGAGGTTCCTGAGTATCTGTTTAACCATAAGGGTGAACTGGAGTTCCCTGGTCCGATGGTTCAGAGAATGATAGGTAAGGCTAACCCTATGGTGAGAATGACGCTGGATGATATTAATTATCTGAGCGATTTCCAGGCCAGTCATGCGGATCAGGAAATTCAGCGCAAATATGGCAAGAGTATTGGACTGCTTTATAAGGATGCCTTGTACTGGGCACCTTTCCTGATTCCGAGCCAGGAAAACAAGGAGTTCAAGGCGGTGGATTTCTTCTTCCCTTCTAGTAAGGGCTTTTCGCCATGGAAGGCTCAGAGCTACTTTAAGGATTTTATCCTTAGCGGTGACATGGAGGGCGTGGTGATGACTTATCAGAGCTGCAAGCGCAATGGTATTGATGCTGAGGCTCAGATTAAGGCTGCCATCGGTAGCGTGAAGGCTCTGGAGAGTGCTGAAATGAAAGATGGCGTGACTTCGCTGCAGGTGGCTTGCCTGCGTTTTGATGCTGCCAAGAGTATCACGGAGAAGAAGAAGATGCGCCAGAAGATGAAGAAGTTCCTCTCGATGAGTGACTACAAGGCTTTTACCCAGAAGGAGGCTCTGGACATGGTGCAGGGCTATCTGAATGGTGAGGAGGACTTGAAGGAAATGGAGAAGGCTGACAGCAAGTATCTGATGGCGGCTAAGGCTGAGGACGTGACGGAGGACTGGAGAATACAGAATGCCTGGAACGGAACCATGGAGGCTTATGAGGAGTATCAGCGTTTGAAGGATATTGATAAGGCGAAGGCGAATGCCTTTAAGAACAGCAAGACCAACAAGCGACTGTTTGCGGCCAGAAAGGCTATCTCTGCTGCCAAGAGGAAGATGAATAAGGCTAAGAAGCAAATGGATGGTACGAATGGGGCTGCCAAAATGGTGGAGATCAGAAAGACCAGAAAGGAGCTGCTTGAAAAGCTGAATGGAATGGAGTAGCCTTCGGGCTACTTCACTTCTTTCTTTCAGGAAATGGGCTTTGGCCAATTATTTTAAAGCTTTTGCCCTTACAGGGCGACAGGTTTGCGTCCGTAATTACCCAGGGCGTTGCCCTGGGCTAGGAGCTTCTGCCCTCTCAGGGCGTGTGGGGCGAAACTTGAATTAATAAGAAAAAGGGACTCGCTTCACAGCGGGTCCCTTTGATAGTTTTTGTGTAAAATCTATTATCCAAATAAAATATTAGTAAACTTTTAACATGAAGAAAAAACTCAAATTCCTTGAAGATTTTGGAGCGATGTTAGCCGTTCATGATGGAACCGTTGGCTGCCTTTTTAGGCTTTGACCACTCGATGTAATTCTGCATGGCTTCGTCCATTCTTGCCTGTTCGCTTTTTGGGGCTTCTTTTTCCTTTTTGCCCCAGAGACGCTGGACGATGCGGTCGAGACACCACTGCCAATCGCCATCGAGGGTGACGAACTGGGAGCTTGGAACTACGGTTACTGGTGTTTCTGCCTTCTTATCGCTATTTTCTTCCTTTGCCTCTTCTTTTGTGAGGATGGAGGCGAAAGGAACATTATTATCGGTGAGAAACTTTTCTACGTCTTCCTTCTTGCTTTGACAGAGAAGGATGTGGACGGAGACTTTATTTTTCTGCAAGGAGGTGAGGGCTTCTTTTGCCTTACCTACCATTGAGAGGTTGCCTTTATCATCTTTTGTGATGATGCATGCTTCGTGTACATTGATTGACTTACTCATGATAAAAACGTTTTTAAAATGAACTTCGGTGCAAAAATACATTAAAAAAGCGAGGAATGTTTGATAAATTGTACAATTTATCAAAGATGTTAGGCGAAAAAGGGGTATTTTTGGAGAAAAATTTCGGAATATGGCAAATCATACGGTTATAAATGATATTACGAACTATGCTGAGGCTGGGCCAAATTCGCTTGATGGAGTAAGTACTCAGAAATTTAGGGTGAGTGATTCTACTCTTAAGCTATTGCAGTGGCTATCCCACTACTACGACAATATGTCGGAGTTGAGGAAGAAGTGGAAGCGAGCGCAGGATTTCGTGATGGGCAGGCAGCTGGAGGAGAAGATTGAGTGGAACGGACGGAAGATTACTATTCGTGAATATATGGAATTGCAGGGTATGCCTATATTGGAATATGATGTGATTTCGGATAAGTTGATTTCGCTCGTGGGCTTGGTTCGCCAGCAAAGGGCTACTGCCAGTTGTACTGCCGTGGATCCGAATGAGGAGGACTATATCAGTTTCTTCAATGAGTATCTGAGGCAGAACGACAATAACAATAACCGTCAGGAAATGGATGCGCGACTCTTTTATGAGTTCTGTGTGTATGGTTTTATTGGTATGAGTACCGTATGGGACAGAAGGAATGGCAGAGAGGCTATCTTCAATGACAAGGTGGATATTTTCAAACTTGCCGTGCCTCCGTTCTTTAAGCCGGATTTGAGCGATATTGAGATTTTTGGTATTGGGCATGATCTTACCTGGCGTGAGATTCTTGCGAAGTTTACGGATGGCAGTGATGGGCAGGCGCAGCAGCTCAACGAGATATATCTGCAGACTCAGACGCACTACTCGCCAGAACAGGGCTACCAGGCTACTGGTGAGGCGCAGCTGACCGGACTGGATGACTTTCTGCATTCTTCGATACAGGGTAAGTATAGGGTGATTGAGGTTTGGACTATGGAGTCTAGACAATCGCTCTGGGTACATGACTGGGATAAGAGTGATGCCGGATTTATGCCTATGGGCGTGCAGGCTGAGCTGGATGCGGAGAACGAGAGCAGGAAGCGTGCCAACGTGATGATGGACGAAAACGGCTTGCCTATTCTTGATGAGAATGGGGAGGAAATGTATTATGTGGATCCGGATGAGCTGAACCTGATAGAGTATGAGCCGCAGATGGAAACCTTCTGGTATCGCAGATATATTACTCCGAACGGCTACTTGCTGGATGCCAGGGAATCGCCTTACTTTGTGCTGAGGGATGGCTACAGATGCAGTATTCAGCCTTACAGTTTTCTGGCTTATCCTTGTTTACAGGGTGAGGTGAAGAGCTTGATCATGAGAATGGAGAACAACCAGCGCACGCTGAATCATTATATGATGATGATTAACTTCGTGGTGGCGAATGGTGCCAAGGGTACATTGCTTGTTGATGATGCTTCTGTGAGCGACAAGGTTTCTCCGGAAGAGAATAGGAGAAACTATAATAAGACGAACGGTGAATATCACTGGGATAGCAGTAAGGGCGGTGAGAAGCCTGAGGTGCTTATGAATAAGAGTATTCCTGCTGGTGTGGAGTTCATGATCAATTTTGCGAAGACGATGGCCGCTGAGGGTAGTGGTGTGCAGGGTGCTTTGCAGGGTGTGCACAGGAACACGAGCGGTAAGCAGTATCAGCTGGAGAGGGAATCGGCTTCTACTTCGGTGACTGACTTTGTGGAGAGCTTTAACTGCTTTAAACTGAGGGAGGCGAAATTGAAGACGTACCTGATTCAGGAGTTCTGCAATGAGCATGACAGCGTGAAGCTGGTGGGTGATGATTACCGGACTTACTTCAATCCGGAGACTATGCGCGATATGGACCTGGATGTGGCCATGGACTTGGATAGCTACTCGGCTACGATTAGGGATCAGATAGTGGATCTGCTCTGGCAGTTGAAGAAGGATGGCGATATTGATGCTTACACTATGCTGACGAATGGCAAGTTCCCAGGTACTTACAGAATACGTAAGTATTTGAAGGAGAAGATGGAGCAAAGGGAGGCTATGGAGGCGCAGATGGCTGCTGCCGGGCAGGTGCCTACTTCTTCGGGTGTTGGACAGCAGGGCGGTTCGGGGAACAGTGCTGCTCACTTGAAGGATTCGGGTAGCGGACTGGATGACTTGGCTAATTTGCCTTCGGCTTCTTAATAGATTAATGGTTTTGAATTTGGAAATGTTCTTAGTTTAAGGTTCATAATATAAATTTTAGTTAGTTTACAGATTATTAGTTAATTGGTTTTTAGGTTATTCGTGATTTCTTTTGATTGTTTGTTTTAAGGATCATGATTATGTTTTGGAAAGAGGAGGCTGGGAAGTCTCCTCTTTTTTTGTTGTTCTTTGCTCTTCTTTTGTTTTTTCTCTAGTGGAGGCCGTATTTCTTTTTGTAGGCGCGAAGTTTCTGCATTGGGACGGAAACTCGCCACATGTAGTAGGACTGCCACTGACGGAGCTTGTTTGCTCGTACTTTGTTGTCGGCATCGCAACCTATTGCGCCCCACTTGGATGGGGTGTAGTAGTAGGAGGCGGCCTTGATCTCTTCTACGTTGTGGAAGTAGCCTGTGGCTTTCCACTTGCCTAGCTGGACTAGACGACGATAGGAGAGGAGCTGCTTGCGGTTGGGGTCGTAGGTCATGATGGCCCAATCTTTGTGGGACTGGTCGTAGAGCATGTAGAAGCGGGGGGCTCCGCCTTCCTTGTATTTGGACAGGGTGGCTTTTATGCCTTTCTGCCACATGCGGGTGGAACGAAGAAGCTCGATGCGAGTGATAATTGGCGTGTAGATGCTTACTAGCAACTGACGCATGGTTTTTTTGTACTGATTTTTCATTTTCTTTTTGTTTTTAAATTGATACTTATTTTGGGGGACCAGCGATGGAATCGCTGGGAACGGGGGCCAGAGGGGGCGAAGCAGGCGAGGGGGCGAGCGAGGGGGCGAGGGGCTAGCTGCCGCCTATGCCTGCTAACTCGGCTACGGATGGTGGGCGGTTGCGGAGGCGATCGCGCTCTATCTCGGCCTTGGTGCGGAATGGGACGATTTCGGGGGCTGGCATATCCTTCTCTACGTAGAGGGCTATGGCTCTGGCCATCACTCGGTCATCGTGCTTCCCGGCTACGGCTCCGTAGCAGTCGTTCTGCTGGTAGTAGAGGTAGTAGGTGCACTCGTCTATGGCGGCTGGCTCTCGCTCCATGTAACCCTGGTCTCGGATGATTCTTGCCATGGTCTTGATTACTGCTACCTTGGTGTTCTTGTTGGTGTTGAATCCCCATTTCAACTCCTTGGACTTCTTCTTCTGCAACTTGCTGTGGGAAGAGTTGTAGAGGTTTCTGTAGAGTGGGAGAAGGATAGGGAAGAACAGCTCTGACTGGTTGCCTTCGGTATTGTTCATGCGGGAGTAGGCGGTGTTGTTCTCTATGACCAGAAAGGCATCGTTGTAGATGTGGGCTATCTGGGCGCAGCGCATGGCTAACTGATCGGCATCGCAGTGGCCATGCCATTCTGCTACAACTTCGGGTACGCCTCCGTAGATTTCATCGTAGCGGTCGAGGACTACTATATCTGAGAAGTCGGAGGTTTTATGAGAGCCACCAATATCGCAGGCGACGATGTAGCGGTGGGTGACGTTCTCGGAGTTGTCGGGACCAGCCCAGACTTTGAGCGGTCCACCAGCACGTTCTACGAAGCGGATGTTCTCCATGCAGGCTGGATCGGATGCATCGTAGGAATCGCCTTCTATATCGCCTACCATGATAGGGTTGATGCCTTTGCAATCGTCTTCCATGATGTTGAGCTTGTATGCATCGAAGACTGTGGTGCCGGAGAAGAGGAATGCTTCAATATCATCGCTAGGGAACTCCTGACGCATATCATCAAGGGTTTCGTATTCCTTTGATTTCTCGATGTACCAGTGGATTCCTTCGAAGGATGCTCCCTTTTCGTAGAGCCACCAGTAGTACTTGCCGTGACCCTGCTCATCGAAGCGGTTTTTCCAAAGCCAGATGGCGAAGTCGGCACGCTCGTCTTCTGAGGCGAATGGGAGTACATATTTCTCGATTTCGAACCATGCCACGAAGACTGGGACGTAGGCAGACATTGGCTTGCCGTCCTTATCTACGGACTTGGCTTTAACCCAGGCATCGTGGAACTCGTTTTCTCGTCCGTTAGGCGTTGACTCTCGGACGATGAAGGTTAGAGCATCTGGCTGGATAGATGATGATGCAGCCTTGATAACCTTTGCCGGGGTCCACTCTGTGGTGTTCGGGAAGAAGGCTTCCTCGGTGATATGGGCGAGGGCAGCATCACCGGAACGGCAGGACTCTGGGTTTCGGGCTGAACCAGTCTGTATCTTGCAATCGCGAGGGATGAGATACTTGATGTTCTGTATGGTTCCTGAGGTCTTGATTTTGCGAGGGTCGTTCTTGAATGGTACGCCTATGTCGTAGAAGAGCCATGTAGGGATGGCGTTGATTAGCTTCTCGTACATATCGAATACCTGGGTGGCTGATGATGACTGGTGACCCACGATGTTGCTATTCCAGTTGGTTTTCCAGAAGATCTGCAGCCATGCCATATATATATCTGTGGCTGTGGATCCACCCCACTGTCGGCATTTCAGCAGGATGACTCGGATGTAGTGGAACTGGCTATGCAGGCGCAGGCGTTCGAACACCTTGACGAGCTTGACCTGGGCGTTGCGTAGGAGGAATGGTATATCATCGCCTCCATCTTTGTTCTTGATGCGGGCGTAGGCGTATGCGAAGAAATAGAAATCGTGCTTGCAGCGGAGGCGGATGAGGTAGCGGAAGATGGCATCACGTGCCTTGGCTGGGTCGTAGTCGGCCATGTACTTCTCGATGAAGGCTTGGATGGAACCGCACTTGATGATGGCGCAGAACTTCTTTTCCTTCAACATTTCTACCGGGAGGTAGAGTTTCTTGCCTTGCAGGAAATCTGGCATTTGAAGTTCGAAGCGTAGGCCAGGGGCGTTTTCTCCAGTAATGGGACGATAGGTAGCGAAGAGACTTTTCAATCTCCTCGTATCTTCGGCAAGAATCTCTTTGAGCTTCTTATCGGAGATTTGCTGCTGAGGCTGTACCTTTAATGAAGACTTTGCTACTGGCATTTTTTACTTTGAACTTTGAGATTTGAACTTTATGATTTGCCACATTATATTATATGGCGTGGGCTGGCTGCTTGTGATTTTCCACATTGTGGTGTGGGCTGGCTGCTTATGGCTTCTTAGATGTGGAGCTTGCTGGCGTTGTGCAGGAATCTTTCGGCCTTGGCGTAGATGAAGCCGAGGACGAAGAGGATGAGGTGGTACACGCCTGCTATGTGGGGGAGGAGGCAGCCGAGGAAGAGGAGGATGATCATCTGCCAGAATGCTAAACGCTTGAAGCGATAGAGCCAGGGAGCCGTGGAACCCATGAAGAAGGATATGATGACTGATATGCCTAGGACCGGGAGTGACGGATAGTAGATGAAGGACAGGGCGGCTGATGCGAGCCATGAGGCCAGGAGACGATGGGGACGGAACTGGCGATGAAGCATGAGGAGACACCAGGCGTTGACTGCCCAGTGGATGAAGTTGGCATGCCCGAACATATAGACGAAGTGGGTATAGAGGGGCGATGATGGCGATACGGCCAGCATGGCATGGAACGGAATGATGAATGCCATGAGGCATAGGATGATGAGTGTGATATATAATGTACGCATAGGAGTGAGTATTTTATTTGGTGATGAATGGTGAGTTGAGGGTCCGCACGTGGGTGGATATGATTTTCTGGATGTAGTTAGCCTTAAGGCCAAGACATGGTGCTGGACGCTGCAAGGTGATTTCTACTAGAAGATATACGCTTTTCTTGCTGCCTTGCGATCGCTCATGCTCTGCCGTTAAGAGGAAATCGTTATAGAAGGATTCGAGCAATGTTTTTTTCTGATGCCGATATTTGCTATATTTCGGTATTATACCTTTTAGTCTTTTTCTTACATAGCTATAGGCTGCATCAAAAGAGATATAATAGCAAGGAGTGGGCATCTGGGAAACATAGTCGCATATCTTGGCCATAGTGGTTGGCCACTGGACCACCCGCTTTGCTTCTTGATAGAGCCGTATGATCTCGCGATCTCTATCAATCTTAATTTGGGATATAGAATTTACATGCTTCATGCTAGCAAAATTAATATAACGAGTTGGTGAATTTATCAAAAAGTAATGCGATTTTTTTGTTAATTTAGCACACAAATATTAAATATGTTTGAATATGAGCAAGAAAACATCTAATAATGAGGAGGTTAAGTCGAAGAGAGATTCTTTTCGAGAGCGGTTGTCTAGTCGTTATCCAGACTTGAATATGGACGATGAAGATGCCGTTTATGGCAGGTTATCGGACGATTATGACCATTTTGACCAGGATAAGCAGAGAAGGGATGATTTCAACAACATGCTGAAAGATTATCCTCAGGCACCGGGGCTGATTACCGGACTCGCTACTAAGAAGAACGAGGATGGCAGTGACTTTAGCTTTGTGGGTTACCTGATTGATGCTATGGGTCAGGACTTCGTGGATGCGTGCAATGGTGACGCTGAGGCCAGAAAGCGGCTGGAGAAAAGCGAGAAGGCCAAACTGGAGGCGAGCAAGAAACTTGCCGAAGGTGAGGAGAGGCTTTCGAAGGCTATGGTAGAGGAGGATGCGGAACTGGATGCTGCCTTGAAGGAGGCGAAGATGAAGCCTGAGGCTATCAAGGACTTGATAGAGTGGCTGTACAAGCGCAACGAGGATGGTGAAGACCGTGAGGATGATGGCTTTGTTTGGCGAGCTGCCCGGTATGGCTTGAAGAAGGAAGACTTTTTGCGCCTGTTCCAGATTAAGGACTTTGACAAGGCTGTGGCTGATGCTGAGGCTAAGGGCTACAAGCGTGGCAAGAACGAGACGATAGACCAGCAGAAGAGGTTGCATGACTCTAAGCGTGGCGGTGGCAAGAATATTAATGTTAACGGTGGTGGCGGTGAGTATGTTGCCCCACGAGAGAAGAGCCGCACGGAGCAGGTTTACAGCAACATGGTTGGTATGTAGTTTACAGTTAAGAGTTTATAGTTAATAATTAATAGTTTTAAATGTACAATTATGAGAAAATTTAAGAAATGGTTTGGTTTCATGATGGCGGTGTTCGTCATGATTCTGAGTGGTGGCAGTTCTTACGCCATGGCGGAAACGGCTCCGGGTATTGCCGAAGGTGCTGGTGAAGGTGCTGGTGGTGGTGGCACTACTGGACCTTTGAGTGGTCCGGGTGTAGCTGGCAAGGGTCCTCAGTGGCAGGGCGGTGCTCATGAGCAGCAGGAAAAAATGGGTAACTGGGACTACTATGTGACCTATGTGAACCCTACCGTGGTAGAAATGAAGCTGGAGAGTTGTCCGATTGACCAGATTTTGCGTGCATCTAAGAAGATGACTCCTGTATATTCCCAGAAGGTTGAGTACTATTCTATCGGTCAGCGTCCTATTTTATCTAAGTTGACAGAGAAGGTGTCGAAGACAACCAACGGTTCTACTGTTACCTTAAAGGTGGAGAATCCATCTGCTTTTGATAATGGTGACGTGATCATGGTAAACGGCATCTATGGCTACAATAGTGATGGTACTACCCGCAGCACGCTGATTCCTCTGCAATTGCGTGTGATGAAGGGTGATGATGACAAGAACCCTGTATGCTATGCGCTGAATGGCGGAAAGAGCGAGGGACGTGGTAACCGTAATATTCCGGAGGAGATTCCTGTAGGTACTGTCTTGTTGCGCCTGGGTAGAGCTGCTGGTGAGAAGGAGGTGGAGACTGGTTCTTACTACACTATGCCGGACAAGAGCTTCCAGTATTGCCAGCGATTTATCATGCAGGTGGAGGAGTCTCTTATCAACCGCATGACGAAGACTCAGGTGAAGTGGGACTTTACCCGCCAGGAGAAGATGGCTATGGACGATATGCGCTATGGCCAGGAGCGAAGCGGACTGTTTGGCGTGCGTTCTATGAGCGATGGCGGCAAGGATGTGGGTCTGACCTACACCATGGGCGGTATCTTCTGGGAGGCTGGCAAGGATTTGCAGATTGGCCACTGGGAGCCTAAGATGACCAAGAACGACAATGGCGAGTTTGTTCCGGTGAAAGTGAAGGTGAAGGTTGCTGCTGATTCTGGTACGACTGAGGTTGAGAAGCAGGTGTATGAGTATGTGATCAGCGAGAAGGAGCTGACTCAGTTTATTGCTGCCATGCTGAAGGGTGCTGGTAACTCCAGCCGAACCAAGATGCTCTTTGTGGATAACCTGATTTACCAGGCTTTTGCTAACTTGCGTTCTAACAAGCGCATTATTACTCAGACTGAGAAGGACTACCAGGGCTGGAGACTTGACTTCGAGACTTTCGAGAGTATGGGTACCAAGATTCTGATTTATCGTCATGACGCATTTAACTCCTGGGGTATGGATGGTAGAGCCTTCTGCCTTGATACCCGCTATCTGGATAAGTATGTGTTTGGTGTGTGGAGCAGACATGAGTTTAATGCCAAGGATCTGTTGATTCGTAATACTGCTGGTGTGGTGATGGAGGAGTATAGCTGCTGGGTATTGACATTCCCTGATGCTCATGCCCGTGTATCTCGCCCTTTGTTCAACATTGAGAATGGTGTTACTGACGAGCAGATTCGAGAGGCTGCTTAAGCTTGATTCATCGCTGATAGTTTTCACAATATATCAAAACAAGATGGGATAGTTGAGGCTTGATAGCCTCGCTATCCCTGACAATTATAAGGATTTATAAGATATGTATAGATTTACAGCAAACAGTATGTTTATCTTTGCGGTGGTACTGTCTAGCGGACTGATTAAGAATGTGGAGTTTGAGGCCTGTGGTGATGGCTTGTACAGTTACATGACTGGTGACAAGCAGGTGGCTGAGGCTATCAGACAACATCCGTTGGTTAAGCAGGGCAGGATTGCTGATAGGAGCGAGCCGGAAGATGAGGCTGATGAGGTGGTTGAAAAGCCGATGGATGATATGGAGACGGACGCGAATGTGCTTCACTTCGATAATATCACGAAGGCTAAGAACTACTTGCATAAGGAGTTTCAGATTGACACCAGGGGCTTGAAATCGCCAGACAGCGTAAGGGCTAAGGCTAAGGAGCTGGGGGTGGTGATTGATTTTTAGTTTATAGTTAATAGTTTATAGTTAATAGGGGGGCTTGCTTATGGAGGCACTTATGAGTGACCTTGTGATGGGGATGCGTATTGCCCTGGACGAGGTGGAGCATGATGATCTGAACGACATCTTTACCAATGACACGGACGAGGAAATGAAGCAGGCTATTGAGACTGCTGCCCAGCAACTGCTGCTGACGGCTCCTGCCCAGATGCTGCTGCCACAAAGGGTGATGACTTCGCTGAACGTAAACGGAGCGCAGGACTATGATGCTATTCAGACGCAATTTGCTGATGGGCATGGCTGCCTGGTGATTCCTGATGACTGGCTGAGGCTTGTGGCACTGAGGCTGAAAAGCTGGACGGGCACGCTGACTGGGCTGATGGATCCGGATAGTAAGGAGGCGCAGATGCAGGCTTCGAGATGGACGAGGGGTACGCCTCAGAAACCGAGGGGCATGATTACCAATTCGCCTGTGACCGGGAAGCGGGTGCTGATGTACTGGACTGCCGGGCGATATGATGCGATCCATGCTGAGGCTACTGGCAGTGTGTATGACCACGAGGTGGAGCTGTTTACCTATATTCCTTATCAGAAGCTGGTGGATGTGTATTCTACTGAGGAGGGTAAGGAAGATGTGGTGACTGGGCAGAAGATTGTGCTTGCGCTGGCTGATGAATGCAGGAAGTATCTTATTTATCGTGCGGTGGCCATCTTTCTTGTGAGTAAGAAGGAGAGTGATCTGGCCGAGAAGTATAACCAATTATCTGAAATATAATTATGGCTAATAGTGGTATTGATATAAACAGCCCGCACTATAAGGGTGAGTTTGGCAGCATCTATGAGGTGAACAGGAAGTTTCCGACTGGTGGTGTTGCTGGTGACTTTGTGGTGATAGAGGGCTGGGCGCATTATTGGAATGCGGACAGGGCTACCTGGTGTGTGAATGCGGAGAGGGATAGCTACTGGGATGAGCTGATGACGAATATCAACGATAACCAAAAGGAAATTAAGGCGGAACTTGACAAGAAGGCTGATTCGGCTACCGTTGATGCAGAGCTGGTAAAAGTAAGGGCATCTATCAGTGCTGAGATACAAGACCGAAAAGACGCTATTGCTGCTGAGGCAAAAGCCAGAAATGACGCTATTGCTGCAGAAGCACAAGCCAGAAAGGAATCCATTGTTCAGGAACTTGGTGAGGCTGAGAATAAAGTGATTTCGCAGAAGGTGGTAACTGAGAATTTTGTGGAACTGCAGAATACGGTCTTTCCTCTCCAGGTATCTTTGTCGCTCGATAAGACGTTGCTGGAGTTTACTGACACTGAACAGACTATTAAGGCTAGCTATTCTATCAAGCGCAAGGATGCGGCTATAACGCCTACGTCTTTGGCTTTATCCATTAATGGTGTGATGAAGGAGATTGACATCAAGGCCAGTGATACAATCAGCATCGATGTTAACAAGGAGGGAGAGTCAATTGTTGATCTTACGGCTAAACTTGATGACCTTGTTAAGTCTGCTACGGCCAAGGTGGTTATGGTGCTTCCGATTTATTTCGGTTTTGGTACTTCTGAGGTGGATGTGGCGATAGCTGATAATAAGCAGGGTCCTCGTACTTCGGCTGCTGGTGTATTTGAAAAGACTTCGACCAAGGATAGGGTTAACTTCATTATTCTTGTGCCTAAGACGATGCCAGGTTTGTCTTCATTCACCATGGGCGGTGCTCCTTTTGTGATGATTACTACTTCTGTGGTTATCAATGGCAAGGACTACTATATGTATAAGAGTGGTGGCGTTTATATGAGCGGAACAACTGTGAGTGTACACGCTAGTTAAACTAAATGTAAATATTGATTATGGCAGAAAAATTAAATCCGGCAATAGGTTATATTGGAAATGCGATGCGTAGTGTGGCGGAAGACCATATTACTTCTTTTGCGGAAGATTCCTACGATGAGCATTTTCTGGAATACCAGGCTGTTCTTAACAAGCTGAATGCCATACAGAATGAAGAAGGCAATTTGGAGAAGACTCCATTCAAATACATCGTGAACGAAGAGTTTATCTTTGCCATGGTTGATACGAATGATGTGTTTCTTGCGGGTATTCGGTGGGATGGTACACCAAAGTATGCAAAATTGGAGGAAAATGCTGGGCGTGAGATTTCTTCTATCAATGCTCAGATAAAGTATCTTCATGAGGAAATCAGCCAAGTGAGAACTGACTTGAAGAGAAATGTTTTCTCTCTTTCCTTTGACAGAGATACCGGGCGTATCATTGGAACGACAAGTGATACTAGTCGCATAACTTCTTGTACGCAAGACAGGACGACTGGTAAAATCATAATGAATCATCAATTAGATTAAAATAGTAATAATATGGCAGAAATTCAAACAATTATTGGTAGCTTGCCTGTGTGTAGAGGGGAGTATGATACCTCGACATCATACTTTCGGGACAACCAGGTGACTATGTACGGCAGTACCTTCCAGAGTATTGCCGATGATAATGTTGGCTATCCGCCAGCAGAGGAGCGTGATGATGGCAAGGTATATGCTATCAACACGGACAAATGGATAATCGTGGCCAATGCTCTCGCTGCCTATAATGCAGGCAAACGTATCGATGACTTGGCCGAGAATACAGAGATTAAGGATGAGGAAGGCAACGTTCAAGATACTCCATTTAGAGTAATCTCGAATGAAGAGTTTATCTGGGCTTTAGTTGATTCAGAGAATAGAGTTCTGTTTGGTTTCTACAGAGCAACTGGTAAGCCATATTATCCTCTCAATGAAATGTATCACGTTGAGCAGAATGAAGAGTTCTTCGCTGCTTGGGTTACTACTGACGATAAAGTAGTACTTGGTCTTAGAAGAGACGGTCAAATCATTGGTGAAATCCATGCTGTCAATGCCTTGAAGCAAGTTATCTCTCAGCTTCAATCAGACCTTGCATCATTGCAGGAAAAGGTAGGTACGATAGATACCAATCTCAAAGAACTTCTTGATGTTTTCTCTTTGCAGGAGAATCCTGAGTATATGAAAGTTGAGACTGATGCAGAAGGAAAGATTCTTTCTACAACAAATACTGATGGTAGTCACTATATTCATAATGCCAAGTCTGAAACCATACCAGAAGAGTTTTTTCATATTGAAGACCCAGAGGGAAGAACTGAGATTACTACAGATGAAGAAGATAAGATTCTCGGATATAGAGATTCAGAAGGTACTCGTCACGAACATAAGATTTCTGCCAATCACATCAACTTGTCAGATGATGCAGCTAAAGAGGTTAATGAAGCTTTTAAGTCTGCTGGTATCAAGATGGAGAATCCGTCTGATTTCAGCAAGGATAGCTATATTGAATTGCCTATCCCTAGAGTTGCTGCACAAGTAAGACTTTATGCCCCTAAGTTGCCCACAACAAAGACTGATGATATTAAAGCTGAAATCGAGTATAATGACAAGGATGGAAACTATTTCCGCAAGCCAGTAATATTGAATGCACAAGGTTCTTCATCTATGTCATATTATGTAAAGAATATGGCTATAGACATTAACGATGAATCAAAAATCAAGTTTGGTGACTTCCCTGCACAAGACAGCTTTCATCTAAAGAAGTACTACATTGATGCTTTTAGAGGTCAGTGTATAGTTGGGTATCATCTTATTGAGCAGATGTATATGACTCGTCCTTATGGAGAAAGAAGACCTTGGGATTATTTGAATACAAATAATAGTGTTGAAAATGGAACAGGTAGTATTTCAAAGGATTTCGATAATTGCTCCAAGTCACACCCTGATGGATTCCCTATAAGAATCATTTGGGTAAATTCATCTACAAAGGAAGAAACTGTCATGGGAGTTTATGCTTGGAACTTGAAGAAGAGTAGAGAGGTTTACAATGTAGATAAGAAAAAGGCAGAGAATATAATCTTGGATGGAGAAATCAATTCTTCCAGTTTGTTTGGTGGTGCTGTTGATTGGACTAAGTTTGAAATCAGAAATCCAAAGTCATTATTGGACATTAATGGGGATAAATATGATGGTGACAACCCAAAGGAACTTTCTGATACAGATTCATCAAGTAAAAAAGTAAAAGATTACATTATTCGCCTATCAGGAGCAATGGCTGACTTGAAGACTAATAATAATAAAGAAACATTTGAAAAATACTTCAATGTACCTTTCTTTATTGATTACTTTTTGCAAAGCCAAGTTACATATAATGCTGACGGATTCAACAAAAACTGGATATGGGGCACTCTTGATGGACAAAAATGGAATCCAAACATATATGATGAAGACTCTATATTTGGTCTTAATGCTGCCACTGGTGCTTACATTATAAAGAATAGTGACCAACAGACTATCCTTGGATTGTCAACAGATTTACCAACCTATTATCTTTCGCAATTATATGAAACAGAAATAAAAGAAAGATACAAAGAGTTAAGGGATGCTGGCGTGTTTACAGTAGATAATATTGTAGGCTTGTTGGAATCTTGGCTTAGCAGAATTGGATATGACAACTTAAAGGAAGATTTGTCAATTTATAAGGAAACCCCATCTTATAGAGCTGGTAACTTGAATGATGGTTGGGAAATTGTAGGTTGGTCTAACAGAAAAGACACCTACAATAATGAGACAACTTACAATGAAGGTGATACCTGCATATACTATAAGTGGAGTTTTAAAGCAACAAAGACTATTACGGGTATTCCTCCAACATCAACCATTTATGAACATGGTCCAGTAAATATTATGGGATTTTACAATTCTATAGGTCGTGTAAAAAGATGGCTTGTGAATAGAATTAATTTTTTGGATAGTAATTATAAGTATAACATATAAAATATTTGAATTATGGGAAATTGTTTAGTAACAAAATTAGCAGGGAGTGTTAACAACCCATCTTTGCTGAAACTTGGAGAGATGAAAGTAACATCAAATCTCACAAGTATTGGTAACAGCGGAGACTATATTCGTGTTGATGGTTCAACAGATAAGCCAGTAACACTTAAAATGGAAACGGGATATTTTCGTGCTAGTAAGAGTAGTAATGATAGCGTTGGAACTGAAATGACAGTAAATTCAGCTATGGAGATATTTCCATCTACTGGAGAGCATGTAATTTCTGTTATTCCAAAGTATAATATTCAGTGGTTGCAGAATGTTGCTATGGATATTGGTGGTTTGAAATTTTCTAAAGACTTAAAGTCGTTGCTATTATTACCTAGTTCTTATGGAGATATTTCTTCGTTAAAAGACCTTACGGCATTGACTTCTATAATTGCTTCTAATTCTAAATTATATGGAGATATTTCTTCGTTAAAAGACCTTACGGCATTGACTTCCTTTAGAATGCTTAATACACAAGTTTCAGGAGATATAGCTTCACTAGGTACTTTAACTAATCTGACTTACTTTGAATTAAGTAGCACAGATAAGATTGTCGGAGATATTTCTAGTTTAAAAACACTCTCAAAATTAGATAGTTTCAAACTTAAAGGGAATAATATATATGGAGACCTTGCCACTATTCCTGCACAATGTAAATTTGCATCATTTAGTGCCAATGCAAAATTTACTTGGGGAACACGACCATCTTCTTCAAAGATATTAGCGATAGAAAATGCTCCTATTATTAGCAATATAGATAAGATGCTTCAAGACCAAGCCGCTTGCCAGACAGGTATCACAAGTAGTGACATTACATACTATAAAGCAATTACTGCAACTGGCACTCGCACCTCAGCATCAGATGCAGCAGTGCAGACTTTGCAGAGCAAGGGCTATACAGTCTCTATCACTCCTGCATAAGGTATCATAAGTTCAATATTAAAGTAAAGAAAGGAAACAAGATATGAATAAGTTAACAAAGAAGTATAAGGTAGTACATGAGGGAACCAAGATGGTGTTCCCTCTCACAGAGGAAGGTGACAATGCTGAGGTATTCCCAGCAGTAGATGCAACCGCAGTAGAGTTTGACACATACCCAGAAGCCAAGGCTTACGTAGATGAGCATGGCCTTGTGTATGAGGAACCAAAGTATGGGGAGTAAACCATATATAGACAAAGAAGAAGGGAGTGTTGCTTAGCACTCCCTTTTCATTTTTCTGTTCCTATTTTAACTTAGGCAGTTCATCATCATCTATCGCATCAGGTAATTGGGTAACCAAGCACTCTTTTCCTGACTTCTTTAAGCATAAACTACCAATAACAAGAAACGCAACATCAATAATAGGCAGGAATATACACATAAGAATATAATCAGAAACTGGTGCTTCATTATGAATAGCTATTGCAACAAATCCTGCATCAATAATTATGCAACCAAGTGCACCTATAATATAAGATATAATTTTCTTCTTCATAAGTTTGAATGTTTGATTAGTGCAAATATACAAAAATATTGCTTACGAATTGTTACTTTAGCAAAATTTAACTTTAAGATTTTACTCAAAATGAATTGGCTTGAGCAAAAAGTTGTAATTTTGCCACAGATTTTTATTTTATCAAGAACGTATGAACAATTAACTATAGACAAAAGGAGGTTTTTCTATGACGCAAGAACAAGAAGCCGAAGTCCAACGGTTGATAAAGGACGTAGATGTTACTGAGCTGATGGGTATGCTGATGAAACATGGTAACAGATATTCAAGAAGGATCTTGAAGTTCTTCCGGTGGTTCTGCAAGTACGTACCCATCACCATCATGTTATTCCACGCATACGGAATGTGGGATTTCTCGCAGCATCCAAGGGAAATGTTCATAACAAACAATGAGAATTTTCCCTGCTATTTATTCATCTACTTTATGTTGTATATTTTGCCAATGGTTTTGATATTAGCAAGCAGGTTTTTCTTCCTATGTTGGAGATACAGAATACCATTCTTCTATTTCTTCGGCATCAATGCGGCTCATATAGTCGAATGGAGTTGGTACACTACCAAAGATATGGTGGACTCCTGCTATACTGTTATGATTGTAACAGGTATGTTTTATCTCTATGGCTTTTCTGATATGATTATTAATAAGACGAGGATGGGTAGAAAATTCTTCTCATGATAGAGAATGCTGGAGATAATTGGCGAATAACAGAGATTTTTTGAGAATAACGGAGTAAATTGGAGAATTATGAAGAAGGTATTGAATTATGATACCCTGGGATGGGCATTGAAGGCTTTGAGCGATGCTTGCTTCAAGGCTGCAGAACAACAGAAGAATGGGGAGAAGATTACGGCTTGTGGAATGAGCGATGATGATCTGGACAGTCTTTGTGAGCAGATTCCTGACATGCTGAATCCTTATATGACTGCCGGGCAGGTGAAGAAAGAGGCGCATATCAGCGAATCTACCCTAAGAAGGGCTATCGCTGATGGGGAGCTGGAGAGCGTGGGGAACGCTGGGGATCATTCTCATTTCTTCAAGAAATGGGATGTTAGAGAGTTTATCAAGAAAAGACTGAAAAGAAAATAGCTATGGACATTTTGATATTTCTTGTAAAGCTAGGAACGGTTCTGTATATCATAACTTTCTTATATATGATGAAGAATGGATATATGGATGATGATCCTAAATGGTTGAAAAAACTAATTCTACTTATGATAGTGTTTGTTATCGTATATAGAATAGTAAAAATTATAATGGGGACTTAATATAAAGAAGAGAAGCTGATGAGGCTTCTCTTTTTTGATATGGGTCTATGTCATCTTAAATCTTTGGAAATCAGCCACTAAAAGAAAGTTTGACAGAGTTATGAAACATGTAGATATTTTGAGATAACTTTGCACACGTAATCGGTTACAAGTGAGTATAAACAAAATGTACAACTTTTATTTCTTTAGGAATTATGGCAGAAGAAGTAATTAAGACTACCTCTTGTTGCAACGATGCAATGATGGGTGGTTTGCTTGGCGCGATGGCAAATCGTGACAACAATCCTTTGGCAATGGCGGCTATGATGCGTAACCGTGACGATGATGACATGTGGAACAATCCGTTTGCCTACATGATGATGATGGGCATGATGCGCTATATGTATGGTGCAGACTGGAACAATCGTGACAATGGCGCAGACGTGCAGCGTGCGGAGATTCAGGGTCAAATCGAGAGTTTGCGCAACCAGATGGCAGACAACCAGAACAGCAACTTGCTGATGGGTGCCATCCAGGGTAACGGTAACGACCTTAAGATGTTGGCAAGCAATCTGAACTGTGACTTCAACGCCTTGCAGAACTCTATCTGTGGCATCCAGGCTGGCATCCAGCAGCTTGGTGGTCAGGTAGGATTCTCGGCAGA